GCCTCACCGGAATCTGTATAGGCTCCGTATCTGCCATATGAATAGTTTTCTGAATAACTATGTTTCACTTTTTCGTCATAGTCGCAGTCGAACCGAGAATCTTCATATAATACTTCCAATAAACGTTTATAGATTGGCCGAAGGATATTTTTAAAAGATGTGATTCTGCGCATCTCATTGCTCCACTCTTTACAAGAAGAACATGCTATAATTAACGAAACCTTTGCTTTTGAAAAATAATCCGCGTCACCTCTATCCTCACTAATTGGAGTGAATAGTGCAACCAATGGAAACTTCCTTTCAGACTGGGCAGAAGACTTACTGTATTCATCTAAAATATCTTTGATATATTGACTGCTACCGAAGATGTAATTCAACCTTGGGGATTTCACAACTTTAGTTCCCCCTTTCCCATTTGGATAGAGGATTTCAAGCCCTTCTGGAAGTTCCTTTACAATCTCCTCAAACAGTTCTGTTATATCTAAATCTATCATAAATTGAAAGCATTAATTGGGGTCAAAAGATTCTTGGTTATTTTCACATCGAAAGGACAATCATTCGACATAGCCCATTCAACAAACTGTTTATTCTTCTCTACCATGCTATTCCATGTGCTTACTTGTCTCTTCAAAGGAGCTACATATTCATTAGCACATTTCAAACGAACAAGCCCGGTTATTGTAGCCTGGGTGTTTGCGTCACGAAGAATATGATAAAAGACATAGTCAGCGAACGGTTCACACAGCTTCTCGCATAATACTGCATATCCGGACTGGGGGGCTTCCTTCTCTTCTGAAATATCAACTTCATCTGAAGAATCTTCCTTTTCTCGTTCAATAAGCTCCAAATAATCTGTGATAGCTTGGGAAAGAGTCACACCAACAACATTCCGGAGAAATTCGGGCTGAAATGCCTTAATATACCCATTTATCACCTCATTCACAGCAAGAGATTGGGGCGAAGGCATTTCAGCGACCGAAACATTCTCAATATGCCTGGGACCTGACATAAAATATGAAACATCAATCAACATAGCGATAGTTATTTAGAAGTCTTGCCTTTCCCGGTTTTCTTTTCATCTTCCACGGAAACGGCTTTATCATCTGTAACAATTACCTCCTTGGCATCTTCCTCTTGCAAATCTTTTGAATCGGCAACCGGAAGATTCTTTTCATCAGAAGGCACCTGTACTTCAAGTTCTGCAATGCGAGCTTTCATTGTTTCACGCTCTTCTGTCAGTTCAACAATTGTCTTATCTTTCTCTGCAATGGATGCAGTAAGCCTGCCAATCTCTTCATTTTTCTCTGCAAGCATACATTCCAATGTCTTTCGGGCATCTTCTTCTGTAACAAGACCACATTCGGAAATAGGGATGAGTTGAATCATCCCTCTATTAATCCGAATGCGTTGCTCTTTAAGCACATTGGTTACATCCTTATCGTTACCTCTAAGTATGTAATCCATAATCCTACGCTTTAGTTATTGCAGTCTTCAATGCGGCCAAATCCCCATAAGCGAAAGCCCACGGCATATAAATCGGGAAGATAACTTCTTCTTGTGCCATCAGCACAACCTCATTGCAAAGCTTGGTCTCCACATCTTCAGCCCATTCAAGTGTCAAAGTGGTATAATCAACCAAATTTGCGGCTTGGTTAAAGTCACCCAAAAGATACTTACCTGGAAGAATACCACCATACTCGATAATCGGACGACCGGCAATATATTTCACCCCATCAACCATTTTAACGATACCAAGATTACGTCCTGTCGTATCTTTCTCTGATTCCATACCGTTAACAGTCATTGGATTAAGAATAATAGCATTCGGAAAATACTGGGCATATGTCATTGCGGCGAAAGCTGTTTTCACTACATCTTCAGAGTTGGGTTCCTCAATGTTCTTAAAGCCGGCTTCATGAACACTGAATGTCATTTTATCCGTAGCCGTTTCAGCACCGGAGAACGCGACACCAGGAATAAGGATACGACCATCTTCCATTTTCACAAGAGCGTGTGTTTTGTTCAGTTCTGTAAGAACAGCGGCGCCAGCGAACGTGATACTCATTCCATCAAGAATCAAATCCTGTGGTTCTGCAAACTCTACAATCACATCCTTATCACCGTTATATCCGGTAATAGCTTTTACAGCACCGGCGGCACCTGTAACAATGGCTGTACTAATAATCTTCTCTACAGAAGTCACCCCAGTATTATTAATAATACCAAGCAAATTCTCACCATTACCGTCACCAAACAAAATGTTCCAGTCTTCTGCCATCCAAACAGCTTCAGGAAGCATGTTCAAGATGTAGGAACGAATGTACACTCTTGATTTCAACATACGTTTTGAGATACGGATATGAGTACCAAGGCGCTTAGTTCCTGTCTGTATCTCTTTTACCTTGATACTTGATTCCGGTAAACGACCGTTCTCTGTTACAAAACGGGCATTGCGGTTGAAAGCATATACTTGCGCATAGGCGAGTTGAGGATATGCAGGATCAGCTGTCAGCGTCGTTAATACATCACGCATATGCAACTTTTTGTTGGCAACCTGAGTCACAACACGTTTCTGTTGTTGAGTAATCAACAAATCACCGGTGTAATTGTCAGTCATGGAAACGACATCTTTCAAGGAGAAGCCGTCAAATTCTCCTGATTTGCGTGTTTTTCCTTCTGCGAAATCTCTGAATTTTTCAGAATCAAGCATCTCGTTCAATTTCTCGTCAAACTTGTTGATAGTATCCATAGAAAGACCTTTCTGCTTCATTTTCTCGATACTTTCACCAAGAGTTTTAACTTGTTCTACAAGTTGCTCGTTGTCCTTTACCAATTGCTGGAACTTTTCTCCATCATAGGCTTTCAATAGATTATTGATGTCACCAAACTGTTTCGTTACCTCCTCCGGTGAGGCAAATCCTTCAAGTGACTTGTTAACTACTTCACACATCATGCCGACGATGTTTTCCATGAAAGTTTTCTGTTCTGCCGGCAGACCGTCTGTTTTCAGATTAAAATCTGATACTGTAAATTTTTTAGGCATAAAATTTAAATTTTAAGTTATTTATTCTCGAAACAGCTATTCAAACTCTTGAAATCGAGTAAAGTGCCATTATCAGCGGCTTTAATCGTTACTTCATCGTTCCCATTTTCCCCGTCATTCTTTTCTTGAGTGTCAACAGACGGCTCATTTTTTCCGGTGGTATCTTCAGAAGTGTTTTGCAGAATAGCATTCGAACGATATACTTTTCCCCAACAGTGGGGACATCTTACATAATTCATAAGGTCTTGTAGACCCTTTTGAGTAAATTCTTTCTTTTCTGATTTGACAGAATCAATAAGAGAAATTACTTGGGTTCTAATCTCCGGAGTGAGCTTCTCCATTTCTTCCCTTACAATGTCCTGTGTTATCCATCTCTGATAATCAGCAGCATAGTCCAATACCTGCTGGGCAAAGGTATGCTCCGTTTCTGCATCATAATCAAATTGATGACCACAATGAGGACATGAGACAACGGCACCACCGTTGAGGCTCTTCAGTAATAAACTTAATTCCATATCGTAACCTTTTAAACGCTCATCACTATATCCATGCTGCAAGAACGCTTTACGAACGAAATCAACAGCCTCCTTTACCTGGTCAGCAGTAGCAGACTTAATATTCACAAGGAACGTCTGGGGATTACTCCCCCAACTTGTCAATGTTGAATATTCCATCATACGCCATTCAAGCACTTTACAGGGATCAACAGAATCTCTTTTAATGGCCTTGACCCCAATAGAATGTTCAAGTGTTCTGCCATTCTCTGCAAACAGTTTATAATCAGCTAACGTATCACGGCCAATCTGTTTTTCAAGATTTAACTGACCGACCATAACCAAATTACCTTCTGTTTCCTTACCACTCAACGGAACACCTAACAACTGGTCTGTACGATGATTCAGGAACCAACGCATCCGACCAATATTTTCTTTCAATGTCTTATTGAATGAGCCGGGCATAGATATGTCATTTTGTGAGTCCTTCACACCGATACCGTTCACCGCAACGGTAACGATACCCTTCTCATCAACATCATTTGCCTTTGTCTTGTACTGAAGGCTTTTGATTTTCTCTTCCATCTTTTTCATCTCCACTTTTAGTGTTAAAAACTCGATTTACTTTATCCAGTTCCTCATCTGACATATCAAATTTCAATTTGTCAAACAAGGGATTTTCTATCATACTTTCGCCTATTTGGGCACGCCAGTCATTGAGTGTTATAAGCCCACATGAGAATTGTTCACGACAACGTTTATTTATATTTGTCTTTACGTCCTCGGATTCTTTCAATCCTTCCTGCAAACAATCAACATCAGAGAAATCACAATCCAAATAATATCCCCCTCCTTCAAGACCAAGGAAAGCTGTAAAATCCTTGCAGAATTGTTTGGCCATAGGAATAACAGTTGAACAATATACGCTCTTTTCAGCAGTAGCCTGATTGCTAAATGTGGACTGGTCTTTTCGCGGAACAAGAACGGCAGGGATGCCGTATGCCCCTGCAATATTTATTGCATCAGCCAAAGTCTCTTCAAACGGCTGTAACTCTGCAATAGAAAGATTAGTACGAACAAAGTCAATGTCTGCATCTGAAATACCATAAGGTACCTGGCCCTTCCTTACACCATACTTCTCAAAATTTTGCTTCAAAAGCTGTTCCTTTTCATCGTCAGTCAACGCTATTGAACCGGTAGCATCAGTTTTCTTACTTACAATAAAACCCAATCCACCCCGCTTTACATAAATCACATTTCTAGCTTCATATACAGCTATTAGATTTGACATTGGCTTATTTTGAGAAGCAAGACGACTTTTGGACTTCAAGAACATAGCCCCTGAATAGAACTCTGCATTTCCGTCTCTATCATGCCATATTTGGTATGGAGGAATTTCCAAACTACCATTCCAACCATACTCCAAACGATAGCTACGAATAATATCTTCTGTTTGGGCAATGCCAAACAATGGCATATTCCCGTAAACAGGTTCTACAATAGTCTTATCAGAAGGTAGCACCCAATAATTATCGCAATATCTCCATTTTTCAGCTGTAGAAAAGACATCAGGCATAGCAGCACGAATAAAGCTATTCCCTGTACACAATTTATAAATATGGTGCTGATAAATCAATTCTTTCCAACGCATCAAACAATTAGGACGGCTAAGTATGCCATTCATTCGTCTGTTTGCCCATACTACACTATCATCCTTAGTTTTCTTCAATTGAAAATTAGCACCTGCAATTCGCGATGCAATATAATCGATCGGAAAAAAGACTTCAGGTATCGTACTGAATAGCGTTAGATAGTTACTGCCCGCTACAATAGGACTAGTAAGGTCCTCAATGTATGCAACTGACCATTTTTCAGCCTTGCCACTTTGAGTATCTATATCCTTATTTTCAGATGAAGTAACTATTTCAACTTCACCTTTAGTCTTAGATTTCTTTCCAAATAGATTATCAAAAAAAATATTCATTGGGTTCCTT